GCGGCTTCCTTGTCCCATCTGTCCCACTTTTCGACAAGTTCCGCTTGCAACCGCTTCAAGGTTTCCGGGACTTCCCGAACAAGCGTGTTTTCGCGTTCGATTTCCCCGGCTAACTGCTTGCGGTACTTTTCAAGGGTCTTTCCCTTTTCGGCAATTTCGCTTTCATTCCGCGCAATGTCTTCTTTCAGATGCCGGACGTCACATTCGAGCCAATAACGGTCGTTTTCGTCGGTCGTCTTTTCAATCTGCGCGGTCTTCTTTTCGATAAGCGCGGTTTTCTTCGCGATTGTCGCGGTTTTCTTCGCGATTGCTTCTTCCGCCTTTGAAATTCTGTCGTTCAACGTTACGATGTTCATTGTTGCCATTTCCTTTCTGCCGCGTTGCGGCGTCCCTTGTTCCATCCGACGTCTTATTCTAACATACTATGTACATAGTTGTCAACAGTTATTTTCGACGGAAAGAGCAAAATATAAACCTTTATTTTCCTTTTCCTTTATATACAGTAAAAAAGGGCACAAAAAAACGCCCCGGACGTCCGGGGCGCGTGTGTTTGTTATTCGTCTGGAAGTTCCGGTCGTTTGTCTGCTTCTGGAATTCCGGTCGCGACGGCAAGCAGAACGGAGCAGATAAAGCCAAATGCGCCCGCAGACGCCGCCGCCAACCAATCAACGTCCTTCAAGACAACCGCGCCGGTTCCAATGTATGCAAGCGCGGATTCCGCGAACGTCCTAATTCCGCGGATAAGAACCGCTTTCCAAAATTTCCATGTAAACATATTATTGTTTTCCTTTCACAATGTCGTCAATGCGTTTGTGTGCGTTCTCGACGCTTGCGGCAACTTCCGCAATTTTCGTCCGCAGATTTGCGACGTCGGCGGTAATTTCCCGGTTTGCCGACTTTATATCGTCTATGGTTTGACGGATATATCGAATATCCGCCGTCATTGTCGCCAACTGCGACGCGTTCCCGGCGTTGTCTTTGTTAACCGTCCGTCGGAAGGACAACGCAGTAAACCCCAACGCGGCAACGGCAACAATCAACGAAATGATCGTTTCGACCGGCAAGTTAATTCCCCCTTTCTTCCGTCATGGTTGCGCCCGGATAATTGTTTACCAACGCTTGCGCGTGAATACGGGACAGACCGGGGATTATGACCGTATATTCAACGGGTTCGGTCGTCAACGCCGCCCACGTTGCCGCGCCGATTACCCCGTCCGCCGTCAATCCGTTTTCGGTTTGGAATTGCCGGACGGCGGCTTCCGTATTCTTTCCGAATATGCCGTCCGCGCCTTGCGTGCCGCAAGAATACCCCTTACGGATAAGCATGGTTTGCGCTTCCCGTACCGCGTCCCCGCGGTCGCCGTTTCGTAATGTCGGTTTTCCGTCATTTTTGGGCGTTTCCGGCGCGGGGTCGGGAAGGGTTGGGGAATTGTCGCCCGGATTGTCCGCCGGGGCGGACGGGGCGTTTTCTGCCGGTTCTGCGGGGTCTATGTGTTCGCCGTCCGCGACGTCGAGAAGTACGCCTTTCAATTCTTCCCAATACGTCCAACGGTCGCCGCCCTTTGACGTTTTCGCGTCAATCTTTGTCACCACAACGCCCGCTTTCGTCCCCTGTGCTTCCACGACGTCGCCGTTTCCGACATATACGCCGATATGCGGTTTGTTGCTTGCGTCGCCGGTCAAAACGGCGGTTCCGGGCAAAAGGGGTTGCCCGTCCGTCCGCTTGCCGCCTTTCAGCGTGCCGCGGGATGCAAAGTCGCATTTCCAAATCAAATTACTGCTTGAATGGACAGACAACCCGCATTGTTTCGCCGCCCAACGCAGAAGGTTGGCGCAATCAAAAACCTTGTGCCCTATCCATTTTGCGCCGTATTTCGCGCCACTTGCATAGTTGGCATATTTCGCGGGGTCGGATTTGTAATTCTTTTCCAAATCCCGTTGACGCGCCGCCGTCCATATTACCCCGCATTTGCCATATATATACCCCGCGTTTATTTTGACCGTGTACCAAATCCACGAAAGGAAATCGCGTGCAGTTATCATATATACGCCACCTTCCAAGAATAACCCGACCGGGAAACCCCGCCGGTTTTTATAAGTCGCATTATTGTTTTATGATAACAACCGGTCGCGCGTTCTGCTTCATGCGCCGACCGAAAAACGCGGGTTTGTCCGTCTTTTGTCCCGGCGACCGGTACGGGAAGCGGGAACCCGTTCATTCTGTTTTGCTTCATTGCGTGATAAACGTTCCCGCGTTGCGTCGTCCATTCAAGATTTTCGGCAACGTTGTTTGTCCGGTCATTGTCTTTGTGGTTGATTACGTTGCAACCGGCGGGACGGTCGCAAAACGCGCCCGCGACTAATCTATGGATATAAAAATCACGGTTGTTTATTTGAACGCGTAAATACCCGCCCTTTGTCGGACGCGGGGCAAGGGGTTTCCTTGTCCCTAAATTCCGAACGTTTCCGCGGTCGCTCACTTCATAAGACCCACGGACGCCCGGAACCGGTTTCCATCTTTCGTCCATTTTTGCCCTTCCTTCTTTCGTCATTTTCCGGCGTCGCCGGTACTATTTTCCCCGTCCAAATGTTACCATTTGGCAACGCGCAATGATACGCACAATTTACGGTATGCAGAATATACATTTTCGGGAACCGTTGCGCGCCAACGCTTCCGGGGTTTTGCCGTCGTGTAAATATAAGTTTACAACAAAAATCATTGCATATAGCATGAATACGGCAAAAAAACGCGTCAAAAATGCGCGCCCCGGAAGCCTTGATTTTTCGACATTCTTGTTTCAAAAATGCCCGCAAATGAATATTACAGAAAAAATGAATAATCGCGAGAACCCGCCCCCGGCGGCGGGAATGTATTGTAACTCATTGGTTACATAAACGCGCTAAAAAGGGGCAAAAAACGCCAAATTCGACTATCCACAAATCCGGGTTGTCAAAATTCGCCGTTTTTGCCCGTTTTCAGCGTGCCGGACGCCGGGAAGGGGAACCGGACGTTTTCGCCCGGTTTTCCCGGTCGTGTGTTACCAATCGGAATTATTCTTCCGGTTCTTCCGCCGGTTCTTCCGGGGTCGGTTCCGGGGTCGGTTCGGGTTCCGGTTCGAAATTGCGCCGGTCGAAAACCTTGTCAAGTCCGTTCACGGTATGCCCGAAATTGTCCCGGACGAAACATTCGTTGTATGTAATTTCCGCGTTCGCAATGTCGGACGCGATAATCGCATAAAAACGCTTTTCGGCTTCCCATGAATCGTTGAACAGTTCAACCGACCGGGAAACGCTTTCGCCCTTGATGAACAGACGATGAACCGCGAAAAAAATTTGATTAAGCGGCAAAACTTCCGCCCCCTTTTTTATGTTTTTATGTATTTATTTATGTTTTTATGTTTTGTTTTACGTTTTTAATGATTAAATTTGCGTTTTTAACGCAAAATTCGCATTAAAACTGCGTTGTAACTGCGTTGAAACTATTTCGCTATTTGAATCATTAGCGAATTAAGCAACAACATAAGTAAAGCTCGCCGTATACGTTACGCCAGCGGTCCGCGCTCCTAAGAAACGGCACGCTTTAAATGAATCAATTACGGCAACGCCGAAGGCAGATGTTAACTGTGATTCTGCATAAGTAGGCGAAACAACGTTAATAGATGGTGCCGGAATGTCTGAAAGCTGAATAATACCGGACGAAGAAGAAATATTTGTATTAGGTGTATATTCAACCGAAATGGAGCAGATATTTGCTCTTACGTTATAGGAAAATGAAACGGAGCCGTATTGATTGGAAGCAGTACCACTTCTGGATGTTTTCGCTAACTGGCTGTTTAGCGAAGAAACGCCCGCGTCGATTTTGTCCCAATTCGAATTGATTTTCAGCACGTCCAACCGTTCGGACGTTGTGGGTTTTTCAAGGTTAAGAAATGAAGTGTAAGTCGCCATGTTTTCAACCTTCCTTTCGACAAATAGCATTTTTCCAATTTGTGACCGTTCCGAAATTCCAAGGGACAGGCGCGGACATAAGTTCCGCGCGGGATATTTCTTCAATCTGCGGCAAGGTTTCGCAGTCGGGGCGTTCGTAATACTTCCCGAATTCGTCCATCATGTCCCGGAACGCCGCGATTATCTGCAAACGCATTTCCGGCGAAACGTCCGCCGTTGAAGTACACATGAAATAGGCGTCATAAGTCGCCCGGACGACCAAATCGCGTAAGCGGTCTTCCGGCAAGTGCTTTTTGTAGAACGCAAGCAATTTCCGGTTTCGGACGAAATGAAACCACGTCGCGCGGTCGGCGTTCGGTTGTGAGTTGGTCACACTTCCGGCGCGCCGAATCCAAATGTAAACCGGGAATTTCGTTTGAATGTGTCCGATTCTGTGAAAGTCGAGAACGGCGAGAATGTACGCGTTAAAAAGAGAATCCTCTTGAAATGGCATAGTCAAATCAAAGCGTATCCCCGAATTGACCAACCATTCCCGCCGGTAATATTTCCCATGCACGAAAACAAACGTTGACTTTTCCGGCGTAACGATAAGATTCCCCGCGTCTTCCGTTATCAAGTCCGACCATAAGAAGTCATACCCGGCGGCGTTTTCCAACGCGTCAAACACGTTTCGCAACGAATAAATATTGGAATAATTGTCGTCAAAGTCGCAGAAATTGACCCATTCCGCGCGGGCGTGCATCAACCCGGCATTGCGCGCCGCAGAAACGCCCGCGTGCGGTATAACGATTTGTTCGACCGCGTAAGGATAACCGGCGAAATATTCGTCCGGGAACGCGCCGCCGCCGTCGTGAACCAAAAGAACACGGAACCGGTCGAAACCGATTCCGCGTTGAAGGGATAACATATCAAACAATGGTTTCCCGACGTCGAAAGGTTCGCGGTAATGCGTGACGATAATATCAAGCATTATCCGCGCCCCCTTCCGCTTTCGTTTCCGCTTTCTGCGCGGTTACGAACGCGAAACATTCTTCAAGCGTTCCCAACGCGTCAAGCAGAATTGCAAGGTTCGTTTTTTTCGCCGGTATTTCCATTGTCTGCAATGCCGTATGAGAGTTTGAAATCTTTGTTAATAGTTCGTCCATGCTTTGCCCCTTTCTATTACGACGGTTCGCAGTAATAAAGTTGTGTTTTCCCGCCGCTTCGGACGCGAATAATTAAATTGTCGCCGTCTTCCTTCGCCGCCTTGTATTGGGAAACAAGGCGGGAAAGAGAACGCGCCCCGGACGGAATACTTTGTGAAGTCCAAATACCGTCACCCGAATTGTTGATATACGGGTCGGGCGACGGTTTACTAAAATTTATGGTTGACCCCGAATAGGTTGTCAAAATAAGCGTGTCGCCGCTTTTTGACGCGGATTTGATCGTCGTCGCAAGGTCGGAACCGCTAAGAAATAGCATTGTATCGGCAAAACCTATTGAGTGCCCCTCTTCAATCGACAAGTTCGCGTTGCAAAACATTGTCTTTTTCAAGAGAACGCCGCTCCCGGAAACGCCGATTGCATCCGCTAATTTCAGCGTTCGCGCCGCGTCAAGCGTTATATGGTCGGCGGAAATGAGAACAGAAGACCCGCCATCATTGATTGCCGCAACGATTTGCGCGGCTTTTATTGCCGCGTTGCTTCCCGTCCCTTGCACAACCAACGAAATCAAGTTTGCCTGTTGCGTAATAATGGATTGAAGGGACGCCGTTTTGTTGTTCACTTCAAGGCGGATTTGTGACGCGGTTTGCTGAATGGAAGACGACAACCCGTTCACGCGGTCTTCAATGATTGACGATATTTCGGTCTTTGTCTGCCGGATTTGGGAATACGCGCCGGACAAGTCGCCCTTAACGGAATTCAATTCCGTTCGGGTCTGTTGCAGAAGCGTATAATCATAGTTCGCCTTTTGGTCGTCGGAAATCGGTTGCCATTTCGTGCCGTCCCAAGACCACATTTTCGACCCGTAATAGTCCAACCATGTATATTGACCAAGGTCGCCCCATGTATGCAACCCGGCGTCGCCGTAAGAATTCAGCTTATTCGATTGAATCCAAACGTCATTCGCGTTCAAGGTCGGCGCGGGAACGTTGTTTTGCGGGTCGGTCATTTGGAAATAGACCGCCGATTTCCGGTTAACGTCAAGTCGGATTGACGACGCGGTTTGTTGGATTACGGACGAAAGGTTGCTTTCCGTGTTGGCAACTTCGGAACGTATCATTGATTGCGTTTGCAGTATTTCGGAATACATTTCGCTATTTGCCGTGAATACTGCGGAACGAATCATCGACGCCGTTTGTTCAATCACGGACGTCAAACCCTGTTCGACGGACGAAACGCGCGTTTCAATCCGGTTTTGCGTGATTGCGATTCCGGCGAAATCCCCGCCGAAAGAATCAGCAATCAAGCGGATATAATCGTCGGTTTGGTCTATGCGCGTGTGCGTGATTTCGGAAAGTTGGTCGCCGCCAACCCGTACCCATTCGTCACCGTCCCGGACATAGATTTCGGAACCAAAGAACGACGCCCACGAATACGAATTCAAGTCGCCCCATGTGTCGGACGCGGCTTGCCCGTATGTCCGCATTTCGCTATCTTTAACCCAAAAATCACCTTCGGAAACTTCTTCCGATAACGTCGGGTCGCCCCATTGGTGGAAAACTTGCGCTTTCTTCCCGACTTCCAACAGGATATTGCTTGCGGTCTGTTGGATTACCGACCGCAATTCCGAATCTTGATTTTCGACGGTCGTTTCAATGGATTCAAGCGCGGTCGTCAAGACGGTTTCGCCGTTTACCTTGACATGGTTTGCTTCTATGTACGCTTCGGAACCTTCTTCATTGATTGCAAGTGCAATCCGTCCGGCGTCGATTTTATACCCGCCGTTATAAGTTCCGACGACCATTCCGACCATTTGGGAAGTCTGCCGGAATTCCGCGAAAAGTTCTCCGTCTTTGTGTTGTTCGTTCGTCTGCCCGCGTCTTCCGCCGCCGCCGCCCCCGGACGCGCGTTCGTTCGTTTCGCGGTTGATGTATATGATATTTGGGATATAATCCCCGATCACGGGAACGGTCGCCGTCGGGTCGCACAAATCAACGTCGTTTTGAATAATCTGTTTCACGAACGTTTCGCCCGTGTCGATCACGTCAACGATTGCTTTATCCCACAACCGGACGGGAACGTCGTTATAACCCAACCGGTACAAATCCGTTACCGTTCCTGTGATGCTGATTTCCGGTTCGGACGTTGCTTTCAACGCTTCCAACGTTTTAGAAAGCAGTATTTCCGCGTCCTTAATGTCGGAATTTTGATAATATCCCCAACGCGGACGCCCGTTCCGTCCGTATATGGCGGTCTTCGCGGGGTCTTCAATGTATGTTTGCCCCGCCGGTTTCGCCGGATGTTCTGTGGTCGCCGTCCAAACGACGTCTGCGAATGTCAATTCTTGCCGTTCGTCCGGTTGTCCGCCGCTTCGCGGCACATTAACGCTTCCGCCGTAACCGTAAAGCGCGGTCGCGACGTTCGTGTCGTCGTAAGTGACCGCGGAATCGGACATATTGCGCCGGATTGACAGGCGCAACCCGCGGAATGTTCCTTCCGCCGGTACGACGTCAATATAGCGTCCGGTAATGACCCCGTTTTCGACCGTGACGCGCGGGATTGTGTGACAATTCCAATTTGACGATATGACCGCCAACGTTTGCCAAACAGAACCACGCGAAAAATCGGCGTTTTGGGCGGTATTAACCCCCATGTTGCCCGGTTGCCATAAAGTCCCCGCAAGAACCGTTGTCAATGCTTCAAGGGGCGTTTCCCCGCTGATTTCGATACCGTTGATATGATCGTCGGAAAGTTCCGCGACCGCGATATGTTCCGCGGTAATTTGTTGGTATGCGTCCGGTTCGATATTTTGAACGTTGCGGATTTCAAAAAACTGTATGTCGCCGGTTGACGGGGCGGGGAAGGATAAGCGCATACCGCGCGAAATCGGCTTTTCCGCGTCGAACGGGAAAACCATATTGACGCCGAATTCGTGTTCGTGCCAAACCCCGCTTTCCATGTCGTCCCGGAAGAAAAGGATTTGACCGGATGAATCATAAAACGTTATTTGCATCTGTCATTCCCACCTTTGCCGATAGGATAACGCGCCGGTTCCGGTAATCATAAATGACCCCGTACCCGGTTCAACAAACCGCCCGGACGGGTCGAACGCGCCCATAATCGACGCGCCGTTGACCGCCGCGGTTTGCCGGTTTAAGTCGATAACCATATCCCCGGCGGGGATTTCGGAAAAAACCATAGTCCGCACGCCGTCGGAATATTCGACGTTCTGCGCCGCTTCGTCGAACGTGTTATGAATAACCATAAGCGGCGGCGCGTTCCCGGCGACGGAAACAGAAACGCCGCAATCAACGGTTGTTTCTTCCTTGTCTGTCCAATACGGATTTTCAAAACAAGTGAAAACAAACCGAAGTTTGTTTTCCCACCATTGCCGGATTGACGGGTCGGGTTTCTGCGTGCATACCCCGAAAAGAACGCGGGTTGTATCGGGAATTTCGATCATATATTCCGCGTCTGTTTTCGCCCATTCAGACAGGGCAAAAAGCGCGTTTTGGCGCGACGTCCGCACGTTGTCGAGAAGCGCGAAAGTAAGCGCGACGGTACGTTCTCCGCCGCGCATCCGCACGAAATCAGAACCAAATTGAAACGCCCGCGGTCGCACGACCGGGGCGTATTGGATAGGGGAAACGCGAATGTCTTCAATTTTGACCGGCGCAATCGTCGTTATATCAACGCCGTTATATTTGAAATCCAATTATTGCCGCCCCCCTTGCCAACCCGAACGGGTCAATTGTCGATATGATTGTCCCTGTTGGTCACTTATCACGCGACCAACCTTCCGACCGTCTAAGAATACGTCGCCGCCGGGTTTGATCGTGTCGCCCAACGCGCCGGTCAATGCGGAAATATCGTCCGTCGAGAACCCGCCCGCTTTGATGTTCCGCCAAATCCGCGCTTCTTCCGCGTTCAACAGGGTTTCCCCTTCGTGCGCGCGAACGACGTAATCGTCCCGCGGAATATAATCAATTCCCATGCGCCCGGAACCGTCGGTTTTGCCGGTTGACGTTTTGAATTTGATTGCGCCGAAACCGCCGAAATCAATGTTAATTCCGAAATTGTTCAACCGGTTGAGTTGTAAAAGAATCGAATCGACCGCGGTTTGTACTTCCGAAACATGGTCGGAAATGCCTTGCGCCATGCCGGAAACGGTCTTCCCGGCGTTGTCGGCGGCTTCCTGTCCCAAATCAAGCGCGGCGACCGCTTCCCGCGCGGTCTGCGCTAACGATTTGTAGGTTTCGTCCGCGGACAACTGTTGCGCGGTAAGCGTGTCCGCCAATTTCTTTTTGTTGCTTTGTACGGTCGAATACAGTTCGTTTATGTCCGCGATTTCTTCGTCCGACGCTTGCGACAACGCTTTCAATCTGTCCGCGCTTTCGGTTGAACCGTCGGACAGTTCCGCGAGAACGTCCGCAGAAACCCCGCGCGACTTCGCTTCGTCAAGCAACCGCATATATTCGGACATAAACGCGGCTTGACTTTTAAGGTTGTCGATCATGCCTTTTGTGGTCAAACCCTGTTCGTCCATCTGCCGGGTAAGTTGCGCCGTTTTCTTTTGGTATTCGTCCTGTTCAATTTCGCCGTTTGAATAGGCAAGCGTCAATTCGTTTATCTGCTCTTGAAGGTCTTGAATTGGTGACTTTACCTTCGTGAACCCGGAAACCGTCGATTCAACCGCCTTTGTTACGGCGTCATGTACGCCGGTCACATAGTCGTCAAGTTGGGTCATGGCTTCGGACAAGTCAGCGACCGCGGTTTTTGCCTTTTCCGCGTTGTCCGTCCAAAACTGCGCGGACGCGTCGGTCGTTTCTTTTATCTCGCCGTATGTGTCCTTGATAACGCGTTCGCCCTCTTCGACGATTTTAACCGCTTCGTTATACGCGTCGGATTGCTTCTTGAATTCCGCCGTTGCGGATGCCGCGGACGCCTTTACCGCCGCGTAATACTTTTGTTCGTCGCTCAAAAGTTTTGATTGCTCATAAGACAAGCCGCGTTCGGTCGCCCATGCGGAACCGGGGTTGAACGCGTTCAAACTGTCCGCGTCGCCGGAAAGTCCGTATTGTTTCATCAACCTTTCGAGTTGCGCTTTGCTCTTCTTCAAACGGTCTTCCCATAGCATTTTGTCAACTTCAAGACCGGGCAACTGTGAATATTTTTCCGAAAGCGCCGCTTTTTTCTGCGCCTGTGCGTTCAAAAGGGCAAGCCGCCTTTGACCGTCCGCCCACGCGTTCACATACTCTTCAACCGCGGCGCGTCCGCCCTTGACTTCCCCGGTTTCCGTGTTGATTATTTCGGAAAGTCCGGGAATGGTTTTGACCAACCGGCGGCAAGTTTCTAACCATGTTTCCTGTTTTTTGTTGATTTCGTCGGTCGTAAAGCCTAAACTTTCGAGATATTCGCGCGCTTCGTCCGACTTGACGCCCAACCCGGCGACAACCTTTCCGGTTTCTTCGCCGCCTTCGCCGTTTTCGCCCTTCCCATAAACTTTATCGAGAAGGTCAAGTAATTCTTGCGTTTTGGTCGTCGTCGTTTCGATTTCTTGCATTTTCGCGGCGGTATTCAAATCAATTTCCGCGAAATCGTCAAGTACGGTTCTGTCGCGGTTCCCCGTGAATCTGTCCAAAAATTCATTGACGAAACCGATTGCGTCGCGCATTGCGGGGATTAATACGGTTCCAAGTTTTGTTTTTACGCTTTCGACGTTCGTTTCAAGTTGCCGCAGACTGTTTGCGTAACCGTCGGACGTCCGGGAAAAGTCCCCTTGCGCGTCCGCGGTCGCGCTCATCATGTATTGATACCGCAACATGGTTTGCTCGCCTTGCGTCATTTGCTCAAAGGTCTTTGACAACCCTTTTTGCAAGGCGTAAGCGTTCAAGTTGGCAACCGACATATTGATTCCCAACTGTTTCAATGGTTCCGTTTCGCCGGAAATACCGGAACGGATTTTTTGGAAAGCAGTATCGAAATCTAAGTTATAAAAACTCGCCATGTCTGCCGCCAACCCCGCAAGGTCGGTTGACATATCAACGATTTTGTCGCCCGCAAGTCCGCTTGACTTCATCATCGCGCCCATTGTTGACGCAAATTTTTTCGCCTGTGTTTCCGTCAAACCGAATTGCGCGCCCGCCGTTTTCGACCAACTTTCGATTTTCGCCGCTCCGTCCCCGAACGTTACGTCAACAACGTTTTGCACTTCTTCAAGGTCGGACGCCGCGTTCAATGCGTCTTTGCCGATTCTAAGCAACGCTTGCCCGATTTTGACGGCGGAAAACCCGGCAATAATTTTTTTCAGCATACCGCCGAAATTGTTTGAAATGCCGTCGGTCGATTCTTTCGCGGCTTTATCCCATTTGCCGCTTTCAGTTTGAACCGCCCGCGTGATTTCTTTTATATCCGCGATTGCGTGTTTTCCATCCGCGGTAACTTCAAAAACAATTTGTCCGTCGCTATTCATTCCGTTTTTTCACTTCCTTTTTGCGCCCATGAGAACAACCCGTCAAAGATACGCGAAACGTCGCGGTTGTATTTGTTCTCCCGTTCGCGTTCGTTCATGTTTAACGCAACGCTTCGTTTCGCTTTTATCAATGCTTCCCGTTCTTTCCCGTTCCATTTGGTCGGGGCGGGAAGGGGTCGCGCACGAATCCCGACAATTTCCGTGAACCGGTTTCCTTCCGGCAACGCGTGCAATAGTTCGATAAATTCAAACCATGTGAGCGAGTCCCGGAAAAGGTCTATTTGATAAGTTTGACGGAACGCCGCCCGGATTAGTCCGGCGTCCTGTTCAAACGACATTAGTTTTTCCCCGTTTTCGGGCGTTTTTTCAAACAGAATATTGCAGACGGACGAATACACGTCCGCAACCTTGCGGGCGGGTAAATGCCCCCGGAAAACGCATTTGACGCAATGATAATCACGCGCCGCCGGGGTCAATTCTTGAATCTGCATAATATCAAGCATTTTCAAGACGTTTCGGAAGTCGAAATCGCATTTGTAGAAGCGACCGCCAACCGTTACCCCTTCGGGCAGACGGTCGAATAATCGAAAGTTCATACTTTCAGCCGCCGTTGTACCTTTGCGATTTTATCCGCTAAACGCCCTTTGAAATACTGCCCGCAAACGGAAATTACGCAACCGGCGTCCCCGTTGTAGAATTCAAACAGTTTCTTTGCTCCGTCTGCCCCGAAAATCACGGTTGCGAAATATTCCGCGGCTTCCCGGATTTCCGTTTCCGGCGGGTTTTCCTGTTTAAGTATTTCGTTCATTTTTTCTTGCGCTTTGTTCAAACCTGCAACAATGCGCATAGAATCCCCGTCAACGGTCAGCGTCAACCGCGCGTCCCCTTCTTTGACGGTCAGCGCGTCGTGTACCCGGTTCAAAGTCAGCGTATAACCCCTCTTGAAAGGCATGAAATAAAACCCCCTTGCCCTTTAATGAAAAGGGGCGGGGAATACCCCCGCCCCGGTTTCGTGTTAGGTCGCGTCCGTTACCGTCGGTTTTCCGCAAAGACGGATAGTGCAACCGAACGCGTTTACGTCAAGTGCCTGTCCGCCAAAAGACGTAATCGCGCCGATAGAACAAGCGCAAGTAATCACCTTGCCGCCGGAAGTGATTTTGACGGAAGAGTCGCGCTCTTCGCCAAGTTTCATTTGAAGACCGGCAATGTAATCTTGCGCGGCGTTGCCAACAATGCGCCGCCCGGTAATCACGAGTTCGGGTGCCGCGCCCGTTACGACGTTATCCGCGAAACCTTCGCCGCAAAGGAAAAAGAATTGCTGATTTTGTTCGTTCTCGTTGAATTCCATTCCTTCAATACCGGCGCAAAGTTCGGCATAAGTCCAGACGGGCGGGTCGGCGGTCGTAGCGGAAACGCCGATTTCAATTTTGTTTGCCCAATTAGCTTCCATTTGGTTCAATCGTCCTTTCTATAAATTTTGATAACAACGTCGCACGCCATAACCCACGCGTTATTTTCTTCGCGCCCGATCACGCGGGGATAATTGCCGGTCGCAATGTCCACAATTTCCCAACCGCCGCCGGACGGGTAAGACGTCGCGCGCGTAAGTGTGTCGATTATGTTGTTAAGGGTATTGGTCAGCGTTTGCAAATTTGAATGTTTGCCGTTGATTGCAAGCGTCAAAAAAATGTATCGGTTTTTGTCAAGGAAGGTTGAATCCGCCGTTGACGGCGCGGGTTCGCAAACAAGACCGTTTGACGACCCCAACGCGCCGCGGGTCATGGCGGCGAAATTGTTCATTCCGTTGATAAGCGAAACGACGCTTTCGATTGCAAGAGA